GACCTTTGATGTGCAGAAGGCAGAGCTGCCCGCAGGTGTTTACACCAACTTTATCTTCATAGAGGAGCATTCCTTCGGCGATGAGGCGGACGCAGAGTTTGACCGCCACGTAATAGTTGTGGGGCCCGATGGAGCCGAGTGCTGCCTGGGCGCCGTATCCGGCACATACTTCCCCGAAAACCTTGCGGCACAGCAGGTGCTCAACGTTATAGCCTATGAGCCGGACAGCTACTATGGCGACCTTACCTCTGACACCATACTCTCCGCCCTTGACCTTTACAACGGCTTTGCCGTTTCGGACGAGGCTTATACCCTCTTTATCCCCGCAGGCGTCATCGCCCCCGAGGAAAAGGGCATAGTGGAGATAAGCTTCCCCCACAGGGCGCTGTATCCCGGCTTTGTTGGGGACGTGATGGACGAGGAAGACTACTCCGCACTGCTGCCCATGCTCTCCGCCGCTGCCGCCGTCTGCGGCCCTGACTTCACAGGCTTTTCCGGCGCTCCCACAGGGGAGCTTGCCGCCGCCATAATAGGCGAATACTTCTCTGCCCAGGGCCTTGCCTTTGACAGCGCCGCGGACTATGCCGCAGCATACGCGGACGCGTACAAGGCCATGTTCGGCGCAGATGCTCAGCCCCAAGGCGAAGTCATCGCCGCCCAAAGCAATCTCCCCCTCTACGGCGTGCAGTGGGAGGACGCTCACCCCAGCGGCGAAACCGTCACCATTACCGGCCAGCTTATGAGCGGCGCCCCCGGCAGCAGCTCCGCCGCCCCCGCCGCCACCGTGTCCGCGGTGGTCAGGGATACAGGGGACGGATGGATAATCCAAGAGTTTGAGATAATGTAATGTCTTTATGCGGGGGCGCCGCCCCCACACCCCCGCTTCCTTTCTTAAAGAAAGGAAGCGAAAGATAAAGTATAAAAGAATAATTGCATGCAAAAGCCGCTCGTCGAGCGGCTTTTGTGTTGTGCGGGAAAAAAGGGTATTTATCTTTACCCACCCGCCACCCTTCAATGAAGCTTCTCCCTTACGGGAGAAGCAGAAAGTGCTATCCACACCATAGGATTTCATCCTTGGGGTTATATTGGGAGAGTGGATATTCCTCTGTGCCTAATCGTCTTCGCCGCACTAGGCCCGCAGGCCTGTACAGAGCGCCCCTTGCCGCAGGCAAGTCTAGGCGCGGAGGAAGGCGAAGATACCTTAAAAGGGTGGTGGGCGGGATTAGATAAATCATCCCCTTTACATAAAACCATGCCCCAAGGCCATATGCCTTGGGGCGCCTCTCGCTCAAAATCCGATAGATTTTGAGCGAAACCCTTTACAGGTCATCCGCGTCCTGCACGGGCTGAGGATCCTCAGGGTCCATATCCGTGCCGGTGTAGCTGCCCTGTACGTCAGAGGGTATTCTGCTGCGCTGGCCCCTCAGCGTGCGGGCCAGCTCTTCAAAGTTCTTGCGTTCGTCCATTATGGCGCATCTCCTTTTTGCTTTTATTATGCGCCTGTCTTCTCCTTTTTAGCCGCCATCTCGTCGGCGATGGGGGTTGCGGAGTTTTCTTTCTGCTCCTCCTTTTCAGCCTTTTCCTCCTGCTTTTTCTTTTCCTCTGCTTCCTGCTGTTCTTTGGCCTCCTCCAGCTTTTTCGCCATAAGGCTCTGCACCTGCTCCTTGCCGTCAAAGTTCATCATCTCAAGGGCCACGTCGGGGGTTATCATGCCCGCCTTCAGCATGGTGAGCATAAGCTCATTGTGGGCGGCCACAGAGAAGCGGTTTTCCCGCTGTACCTTTACGGATACGATAAACTCAAGGGGCAGCTCATTGCCAAGGTCGCTTATCTTGACAAGCTCCTTGCCGGTGAATACGCCCCTGCCGCCCTTGGTCTTTACGCTGCGGGGGAATATGCAGAACTCACGCTCTATCTCTATCTCCTGACGGACCGCCTGCTCAAAGGCATCGTGTATGGAGCGGGCCGCCATGCGGCTGCGCTTGCTGCTCATCTCCTGCAGCGCGGCGATTGCGGAGGCTGCGGTGACGCCGCCTGAGGCCATGCCGCGGGAGAAGTCATTTGCGCCGGATTCCTCCTTGATGCCGTTTCTCATGGCGCGGATGTAATCCAGTATGTAGCCGGGCAGGGGTGCGGTGGCGAACCATGTTACGCCGTTGAGGTTTTCGCCCCTGTGCACTTCCTTGGACCAGTCACGCAAATCATCCACGTCAAAGCCGGATGCCCCTGTTACCAGCAGCTTGTTATGGCTTGCCATGAGGGCGTTCTTCAGCACTATCTGATCCAGCTTGTCGGAATACAGCTGCTGATTTTCAAACATATCCACCAGGCCAAAGCCCAAACAGCTGCCCCTTCTGGGATAGAGGGAGGTAATAACAAAGGGATACTGACCATGTCGGTAGCATCCCTCGGGCTTGGCGGTGCGGCTGTCCTCCAGCAGTACGCCTCCTGCCATCTTTTTCATATGCACGGCAAAGCTGCCGGTCTCGGGGTCGTATTCCCTCTGCCAGCACTCGATGAGCATTATGCTGTCCCCGTCGGACACGGAGAGCAAGCTGTCACGGACAGGCTTTAGCAGCAGGCTGTCGGAATCCATGTCCCGCTCCTTATCGGGGTATCTCTGGGCGAACCACGCCCTGGGGTGGGCGGCAAACTTAAACACCGCCCTGCTGTCCCCGATATCCGCGCAGAGGGGGTCAAACATTATGCTGCGGGGGTCCACCTGCCTGAGGAACGCCCCACCCATGCCGCCGTTCAGGTTGGGGTCAAAGCCCACTTCCTGCACCATGTAGCCCCCCACCAGCAGGTCGTGGGTAAGCTTTGCGTATTCCCTGGCATAGCCCATGCGGGTGTGGTTTTCCCCGATAACGGCGCTCAATAGCTCAGCCGCCTCGGCATATTCGGGAGAGTCAGCGGTTATCACCGCCTGAGGGTACTGGTCCATCAGGTCAGCCCGCACGTTTTCAATGGTGGACTGTATCACAGGTGTTACGGGGCGGGGCTCACCTGCGTCTGTCTCCGGCACATCGTGCCAGTGGTCTCCCCGGTATATCCTTTCGCACCGCTCCAGCCTCTGCCACTCCGGGCCGTAGGCGCTGCGGTACTCGTCAAATAGTGTGTAAATGCTCTGCAAGTTGGTATCCATAGTTGTCCTCCTGTTAGGTGTTGGATTTATCTCTTCTTTTCTTTTTCTTTTCCGGCGGGAAAAGAAACAAGAAAAGAAGCAAAAGAAAAAGAAAAGCGAAAGTTTAAATTGAATTAAGTAAAAGTATGCGTGGAAGTGCTATCCAAAAAGCCGCTCGGAAAGAGCAGCTTTTTGAGTTGGATTAAAAAGGAATTTATCTATACCCGCCCTCCACCCTTTTTAGGTATCTTCGCCTTGCGGCGAAAATGATTAGACAAGCGGTAGTATTCATCCTTTCAAAAAAACCGCGGCTGAAAGCCCACGCTATCGACAGCACATCCCTTTTTCCCGTAAGGGAAAAAGTACATTAAAAGGGTGGTGGGTTGGGTTTAGATAAAAAGTCCTTTGCCGTCTTTCCTCACTTCGCCAAAAAACCATTCCCCTTCTCCTCCTCCACGCTGAAGGGGTCATATGCCTTTTCCGCCCTGGGCTTCGCCTCTGTGCCGGGGGCAGGGCGGGACATGAGCCCATAGCGGAGAGACTCCGGGGCATGGTCCTCTCCGTCCGCCGCGTCCTCACGGTTGCGGCTGTCGAATATCAGGGCGGGCAGAGTGCGGATAAGGTTTTCGCAGCAGCTGAATATCTGAAGGCGGGGCATGCCGTCAGGGGCGTCCGCAAGGTAGCTCCTCACCCGCTGCCAGCCCGCAATGCGGGAGTTGTCCGCAGGGGTCAGGGGCACGCCTGACAGGGCGAAAAGCTCCGCTATGCTCTCCCCCTCAAAGCCGCCGCAGCTCTTCAGCACCGCCCCCCGCTTCTGCCACATATCCGGAGAAGCCACGGTATAGGCGATGTCCTCCCCCTCGCTAAGCTCCCGTATCTTTTCCGCCACCTGATCCGCCCGGGTGTAGCGAAGATACAGCTCCCGATAGGTATACACCCTGCCCTCTCCGTCCGCGGCGTGCCACAGCACGGCGCAGGGGTCGTTGTATCCCCAGTCGATGGAGCGGAAACGCCTCCACCACTTTGGGATGTCAAAGGGCTGCACCACATGGCGCTCCCGTGAAAACTCACGGAAGAACTGCCCCGCCAGCACATCCCAGTCCCCGTCAAGGTATGCCCGGCGCAGCTCCTCCGGCAGGTTCTCCAGCTGACGAAGATACTCCGGGTCAGCTGTGATGAGGGCAGGGTTGTCATACACCTTGGCGGGGATAAATACGTAATCCTCAGGCCGCTCCCCCGCCCTGTACGCCCTGTCGATAAACAGCCGCTTTACCCAGCCGTGGCCCACTCCGCCGGGGTTGCAGGTGTAGTACATTCGGGGTGAAAAGTCCCTGCGGGTGGTGCGGTTGCAGGTGGTGAGAAACTGCATCTGCTCCTCTGTAAAGTGGGTGGCCTCCTCCAGCCCTATCACCTCGTATTCCTGCCCCTGATACTGATACACATCGTTGGCGTTGTCGCAGTATCCAAGGCGTATGCGGCTGCCGTTTGGGAAGCGAAAGACTCGCTCCGCGGCGTTGTA